ATAACTTTAGTACATGTTTCACATTTCATGTGTATCACATATCCATACTGTAGGTACATTTTGCATTGAGAATGCATATTTATTTCCAATTCTGGTCCTCGTTTGAGTTGTCCACAAAACAACATTTCCTTCGAGTCCACATATTGCGCATTTAACTAATGCGATCAACGCCAACACCCGCAGTAACTGTATCCACAGTGTATGCATCGTTGGTCTTGGCTCCTCATGATTTTCGAATTCATCATGATAAACGGGTAATACTCCCGGTCTATTAACTCATTCAATCCATTCGTGTCCACACTGATAACATCGAACATAAATTATGTCGACGTCCAGGTTGTCTTTGCCCTGGTCAAGTACCAGGTTCTGTGCGTCTCTTCGTTGTGGTCGGTAACCACATTGGTCGCACTTAATCTGCGGCATAAAGAACCGCCCCAATTACAAAGGTAGTTCCGAACAATATTTCGTCAACCAAAGGTAGTGGATCAGGAACAAGTGCTCCACCCACGGACCACCGCATCATGGTGGCACCGAGTTTTTGCCTGCGACTTTTCTGATTCTCTTTCAGAACATCAAGTCCCATTTGTGTATAGGATTTTTTATCTGCAGCTGCACGTGCAGCTCCATTCATTTTACCAGGTAATTCCCTGGTTATTTCTTTCATTGATATCGAAGACAAAGGGCTTCTCATCATAGACGTTGGACCATATGATTCACATTCGTGAACATGTCCGCCAATCTCAAAGTAACTTACCAAGTTAATCACTTCCGTGACTTTTTGTAATGTTTAGCACCATGCGACTTCATACGAAAGGTCTTCTTCGTCTTAGCATCAACAAGTGTTTTGGTGCTTTTCTTTTTGTTCGTATATCGATAAACGACTTTACGACCATGAACACTGGAGTAGAATGATTTTCCGTAATTATACTTCGCCATTACGCACACACTCCAGAAGCCTTCTCAGTAAGGAACGCTGTTGCTCCGATAAGATGGCCAATCGCAACCAGTAGCAAATACTCAATTCGATTATTTTTAAGGTGGTCCAAGATAACCACGCTTTTGGCAGTAGTAACTGCAATATCTGTCGCTGTTGTCATTGTCATTCCTCACATCTCCGTCATAGATTCACACAGGTAGCCCCTGTGATTTCCAGGAACTAGGTCCAATTCAATACGAATACCAGAAGTAACTTCTGTTGGGTTCCAGTTGAATCTCATTAAACCACATGGGAAATTACCACCCTTCAAACGTGTGGTTCCGCCAATTGTTGTAGTTGTAACAATTGACCCATCGTGGTATTCTAATGTTGGAGCTTGATTCGCTCCACCGGGATACATGGTATCGATAGCAGTACCATCGCCCTCAAATGGATATGGGGCTTGGTTGTTCTCGAAGATATTATCCTCGATAACTTCTGATGCTTGATCGGTCCCCGAATTAAACGTGGCCGCCAACCAGTTCTCCGGTGTCGAACCCGACGCATCATCAGCATCAGCAGGAGTGTTCGGGTCTATCTCATATGGAAGACCCCTAGATGCAGCATATCCGCCGATCAATGAAACAACGGGAGTAGCACCACCGTTGTAATTAGGACCAACTGCTTTAATTTCAAATTCAGCAGTGTTACCAGGAGAGGCCGGACCAAAAGGAACAATCATCTTCGATGATAGCCATTCTCCTGCAGTATAAGCATTGTTTGCAGCATCTACAGGTAGTAGATTTCCAATAAAACCGGCAGAATGATGGACATCATCTGCGAAAATTTTGTAGTCCATAAATCGTGGACGTACAGATTCGGTTTCTTGCAATGCTTCACGGTTCATTTTGAGCCAAGCTCTCATTCCCTTCTCCCAAGCATTAGACATTACCCAGGTGTTTGGGAGTTTAGTAACGGAAACGTTACCCAATGCTGGAGTTAGAATTTTAATACCAGCAACAGCCCAATTCAATCCCTGTCGATAAAATCGGCGATTGACAAGGGAGGCGATTTGCGATAGATCCGCTGTGAATTCACCCGTTGCACCAGAAGGTACTGTTGGGGTAATCAATGTAACAGTCAAAACTGCAGGTTCTATCTTGTTGGAAGTACGGCGGGCCATGGTACTATCCATGTGCTGACCGCTAATAAATTACTTCCCCCCGTAGCGCCCTACCCCCTCCGTACGAGGATAACCACTCCGTATTCCGTGCGACAAGGCCCGGATTCCCCTCTTCTCCGCCTTTCAACCGGAGGTGGGGGTCTAAAGACATAACTCAAAATTGAGTCTTGAATTTCGGCCTGCTGCCGCTTAGGCCGCTACGCCGCTGGGGCGGCTGCGAGAGATAGAGGTGTTCAGAATACTCCTCTCCAATATCTCGCTTCTCTACATACGACGATCCCGTTCACAATAGGAACGTTTTCACAACAACCTGTATTGCAGGATAAAGCAATTTGACGGTTGATGATCGTGCGTTGTTTCTTCGAGCACGTGCACAGCCAAGAGCTGACCATTTCATTTGTCCCGTATAACTCGATAACTTTAGTACATGTTTCACATTTCATGTGTATCACA